AGAGGAACCCCTCGTCGCTCATATCGTCCACAGAGACGACAGTATGAGGGGGTACATCCTCGGGGAACGAATCATGGCCGTATGTGGCTACACGTTCATCCCTAGTCGTAACCCGGAAGACAAACCAATGTGCGAGGAGTGCAGGGAAGCCATCGGGCGACTGCTCTCCGACAAGTTGAGCGAGTTGGACGACTAGCGATGGGTTTCTTGGGATGGGCAGCGTTCTTTGCATGGAGAGGCGCGCGCAAGCGTGAACACTTATACGAGACGGCGTTAGCCCAGTACCGAGGGGCGTTCTGTTGCTTTTGCTGCGATTGGTGCGGGAATTGCAATACGCCCGATTGGTTCTGTCAGAGTTGCTCCCAGAAAATAATTTGGGAATGACTTGACAGGACCAAACTAATCTTCTATACTTATTTCATCAACCAAACGAAAGGAAGTGCCATGGAAAAGACAACCATCATCAAGTTCGAATTGGACGACGACGAAACCGTACTTGAGTTCCACTGGAACCAATCGCTCACCGTCAACGTCTGCGAAGGTATCAAACAGGACCGCTACTTCAACACCGAAGTAACCGAAACCGATGTCTTCTCATTCGCAGAGATTCCTTCCTACGAGGAAGTCGTTGAATCCTGCAAGGAGTACGCCGAAACGTGGGTCAGCGAAATGCTGGATCGCGGGGTGTACGCCTAATGCAGACTGCAATCATCGTCACGCTCCCTAACGGCGAGGAAGTCCTCGTCACCATTCAGGGAATCCACGTCCTTAGCGACGGAACCAACATTCAGGCAGCAACCAGAAACGACTCATGGTCAACATGGGGAGTACCGCTTGATATCGAAGTCAGAAACGAAGGATGAAAGGAAATGAACATGGACACAAAAATCATCGTATGCCCTCGCTGTCAGGGAAACATTCCCAACAACGTCCTTCCGGGTGCTTACCCCGGAGCGATTAGCAGAATCGACAACGAGACAGAAATTTGTTCGGACTGTGGAGTAGAGGAAGCGATATTCGCACTTATTCCAATAAGTCAATGGCCGCTCACCAAGTGGCGAGACGCTTCAGACGAAGACGAAAGCATCAAAATGCTGAAGAAATACTGTGACCCGGCATGGGGACGGTACGACGAACGAGTCGAATTCATCAAGATCAGGAGTGGAGAAGCATGAGCAACGAATCATTCGGTGACGAGATTCTCCGAAAGATCAATCAGAACATTGCCGACGACCCAGAAACGGTCGAACAAATCGAAGAGGCCGTAAACGAGTTTCTTTCTGGAGCATCACAAGAAGACGAAGTTCTTTTTCATGCTGCTCAATTCCTCGGTCGTGCCGCTTTCATCCGAAACGACAAAAGACTGTTCTATGCGTCTTCAGCGTTGATGGCCATATCGGGTCTCCTCGCTGCACAGAACGGCGGCGAACCGGTAACGCTGGAAGAAGCCATGGACTTAGCCGACGAAACATTCGAAGAAGCACAAAAAGATTTCGACCAAGCAATGTCATTCATCACCGATGACATTCTTAAAGAAATAACAGGAGACTGAAATGAATTGGATTGACGGTTCACACGAAGCAATGATGGAAATTGATTCCTACTCAGAGACACGCAACACACTGCCGGGAATCAATGAGTCAGTGAAAGCACTTAGACGGTGGCACGACATCATTGAGAAAGAAGTAAAGCGAGACGGTGAGGACGCTGAGTTGTACGGCGTTTGGTTGGCCCTTGGTTCTACCGCCTTTGAGTTCGCCTCAAAGGAGTTCGGTATGAGTTCATCGGACATCCATACGATCCTCGTAAAGAAACAGCGGGACTACGGGCCTGACAACATCGCACGGTATGGACAAATGGGTCTGACAATCAGAACCCATGACAAGATCGCCCGTTTGGAAAATTTGATTTCATCCGGGGCCGAACCAGAGAACGAATCAGTGATTGACACTTTCATCGACATCGTTGGCTATAGTGCCATTGCGATGATGTGGATTAGAGGGACTTTCCTTCTCCCCATGGAGTAACAGATTTACCCGAGTGGAGGGGGTCGTGTTTGCCCCTCATGCAGTACCGGAACGCCGCGGGAAGTGCCATTCGGGACGAGGCGTGACAGGCCGAGAGAGATCGGCTTTGACTGTCAGGACAGACTGACACCGCTAAGCGGAGGGCGCTCCTTTCAAGGCCCGGTTCAGTACCCGAACGTCGGGGGAAATGCCGCTCTAGCCAAGACGTGACAGCCGGAGAGACGGCACCCCCACAAAAACTTGACACGGTAGACAGTACCTGATACCCTGTTTCGTAGTGGCTGGTTAGGGCCAGCATAAAAAGAGCCTTAAGCCCTAAGCGTCCGCACTGACAATGCGGGGTGGCGTTGGAACCGAGCCGGATTTAGCCGGAGGCCACTCGGAACCTGAAAATTCGACTGGGTACTTACAACGGGAACCACCCACCGGATTAGCGCAAAAGAGTTCCAAGTCGGTAGGGGACAAAAAGCCCCAACGGTTAGCCACCGGACGACGAAAAAAATCCCTGAGGTCGCTCCTCGGGGATTTTTTTTTGCCCAGTTGCTTGCGAACGCGAAAGTTCGCGTGTATGTTCTCTCCCCATCACCGCTGAGGCGGACTTTGCAAAGTAATACCACCAATAAGAAAACGACCCGGAACCTCTGAGGTCTTCTTTGCGCGCACCGTTTCTATAATGCGGGGCTTCGCTGGGGGGAACCAACGGAGGGGGGTTCTTGGGAAAGTAAAAACATCTCACTCTTGTTGAATCTGACTTTTCTTCTTTTACGAGGAAAGAGTACCGATAACAGAAGAGACTGTTTTTTCACTTAGGTCTATTACACAAGAGTAAAAGAGACACTCTTAACCTTTGACACATCAATCCTCGTAAACGCGTTCTCTGAGTTAACGCGCGTAGTGTGTAAAAAAACGGGCTTGCTATCACTGTGATATCGGTGTATGTTCCTAACCACACCAAGGAGGAAGTCATGAAACCAACTCCAGAACAAGTTGAAGAAGTATTCGACTTCTGGATTACAACAGTTCGCAATTCGGGCCGAGGTCTTCGACCCGTACTTACCGATAAACGCAAAAAAGTCATCACTCAAGCAATTGACTGGTACGGCGTTGACGGATGCAAAAAGGCAATCATCGGTTGCTCAAAATCTGATTTCCACATGGGGAAAAACAAGCAGAACAAGAAGTACGACTCCATTGAGTTGATTCTTCGTGATGCTGAACACATTGAACGATTCGCTGACATCGCAGACGAAATGTCTGCTGAGGAGCAATTCCTTGCAGAAGCCTGAACTCACAGCACTTGTCGATACGGTTTGTTCAAACTGGAACCGTGACGATGAAAACAAAATCAACCTGTACCGGACATGGTGGCGATACCTCTCCGACCTTGACTACGACGCAACACTCAAAGTCGTTGACGGCTTGATCGTCTCCGGCACTCCATGGATGCCTCGTGTCGGTGATGTACGACGTGCAGTCATTGATTCAACATCGGAAGCCCCGCCGCTTCCACACGACGAAGTTGCTTGGTCTCACGCAGAAGCAAGATGGAACGCTGTTGCTCTCGGTGTTGAACCACCAGTAACTGGTAGCCCCGCTACCGACGAAGCAATCGGTCGCGCGATGCGTGTCGCAGGCCGACCTGACCGTCGTGCGTTCACAGAAGCGTGGGAACAAATTCGATCCGAGATCGAAGCAGACCGTTACGGTATACCGGAACACGCACCGGGGTTGATGAAATGAGCGCCCCATCAGAAGTTGTAAGCAATTTCCTCAACAATCTCAACGGTGTACGCAGATCAGGTGAAAACTGGATCGCACGGTGTCCATGCCGTGACGACGACAACTCGCCATCATTGAGTATTGCTGAAGGACGAGACGGAAGAGTTCTTGTCAAATGTCACCGTGGCGGGGCTGCGTGTGACTTGAACGAAATTTGCGATGCGATGGGATTGGAGCAGCGGGACTTGCACCCACAAGAAACATCATCAGGTAAAGGCGATTACAAAGAAGGCGAACTCACCAACGTTTATTCATACTATGAGACAGACGGTGAACTGTCTTTTCAGGTTTTACGGTTCGCCATGCCTGACGGTAGGAAAGAGTTCCGCCAACGTGTTCCCGATACGTCGGGGGAGAAAAAATGGAAATACTCCACCGCACACTTGGAAACAAAACCGCTTTACCGTTTGCCGCAAATCACGAAGGCCGTGCAAAACGATCAAATCATTTTCGTTGTTGAGGGCGAAAAGGATGTAGAGAATCTTGTCGAACGTGGCCTTGAAGCAACTTGCAATCCGCAAGGGGCTGATAACGGCAACGGTTCTAAATGGAAACCAAACCATACGGCGGCACTTGCCGGTGCACGAGTTGTCATTATCCAAGACAACGATGATCCGGGTTGGGTTCATGCTGACTATGTTGCCAGTCAACTGGTCCGTCACGGCTCTACTGTAAAAATCAAACGGTGCCCTGACGGCTACAAAGACATTTCAGATTTCCTTGAAGACGGTGGCTCGGTCTCAGAGTTGATTGAAGTTGAAATCCGTGAACCCGATCCGTTCGTAATGGCTGTCGATGAGATCGTTCAAATCAGCCAATGGGATGTCCCGCTTGGTGTGAAACTTGCGAAAGCCCAATCGCTCCTCACCGAAACAACTCCGCTTGAAGTTCCACGCACCGGTCGGCTCATCAACTGGGGTGAGTTCATAAGTGAAACTATGGCTGATCCATACGACTGGTTAATCGACGGTTTACTTGAACGGCAAGAACGAGTTGTTATCGTCGCCGCTGAAGGTGTCGGTAAAACAACATTGGCACGGCAAGTCGCTATCTGTGCAGGCTCCGGCATCCATCCATTCACATACATGGAAATCCCTCCGGTGAGAACATTGTTTGTTGATCTCGAAAACCCGGAACGGATTATCAGACGGCAAGCACGAAAAATCATTGAGTCGATTTCCCTTCACTACGGCAAACGTCCCGCACAGGCAAGTTTGTTCACCAAGCCAGACGGTCTCAACATTTTGAAAATGGAAGACCGCGCGCTTCTTGAACGGCAGATCATTGAAACCGAAACGGAACTCCTCGTACTCGGTCCGATCTACAAGTCATACATCGACCCCGGCAATAAAACTTCTACTGCCCTCGTATCGGAAGTTTGCACTTACTTCGATTATCTCCGAGCGAACTACGGTATTACTCTGTGGTTGGAACACCATGCTCCACTCGGCAATTCGTTGAGTGGACGGGAAATGCGTCCGGCTGATTCCGCTGTTTGGCAACGGTGGCCGGAGTTCGGTTACGGCATCACACGAGATGCCACTTCAGTTGAACGGGAATACGATTGGAAAGGGTTCCGTGAACCCAGAGACGAACGGTACTTCCCGCAACGGATGAAGCGTGGAACAATCTTCCCATTCGAAGTTATTAGTTTTAGGGATCACGAATCATGAGTAATGAAGGTTTGACGCGAGAGTTTCTCGCTGAACGGGACTTCAGGATTTTTCAGATGCGGAAGTCCGGTATGTCCACACAGGAAATTTCTAAACGGTTCGGTGTTTCAACCAAAGCCGTGAACTATGCGATCCAACGGCAACTCAATCGAATGAACCAAGAAGCCCTTCTGGCTTACCCTGAAGTTCTTCGAATGGAGTTGGAACGGCTTGACGCACTCCAACAGTCGGTGTGGCCGATGACGCAGCATCGACGGATCACGGCACCTGACGGTTCAGAAGTTGTTGTTGAACCCGATCTCCGTGCGGTACAGCAGGCCCTGTCGATTATGGACCGGCGAGCAAAACTTCTCGGTATGGAAGCAATCAACATCAACGTCGTCAATGAATCGGTTGGTTCAAATGAAAAGCGTGCGGTGTTGGCTGAAGCGGCAGACGTTCCAGCCGCAGCAGATGAGTTCGACCCAGAACAAGAAGCAAAGCGTTTGATTGAACTGATGTCCCAAGCGGGTGTCCTCCCGCCAGAAACATCACTCGCCCTCCTCTCAGGAGAAGCCCCGCAACAAGACATCGAATACGCCGAAGTCATCGAAGACGACGACGGCCCAATCACCCCAGAGGTAATCAGATGAACGAAGAAAATTCCAACGACGACGGCATCGAAGAAGCGATGAACGAAATCGCCAAAGACATCAAACCGACACGGCGGCGCTCCACCGGCACCAAAGACGGTGACACCGCCAATCAGGTACTGATCCGCACATCCCCAGAATCACATCAACGGTGGAAAGACGCAGCCGAAAAACAAGGCGTGTCCATGGCCGAGTTCGTGCGGCGCGCGGCAGACACCGCAGCAAAAGAACTTCTGGACTGCCCACACCCCGCAGAGTCCCGCCGCTGGTATCCATGGGCTGAGACCTGCATGAAATGCGGCAAAGCCCTCCGAGACCGCTCCGGCTGGCTGGTCGATCCATCAGAGTTCCCGCACGTCCGCCCGGTAAACGCTTTCGATGCTAAAAACCCGAAAGCCAACTGGTAGCCCCGCCGCCGCCATTTACCCCAATCAGGTAAAAAACAACCTGCGGGGCTTGCCAAAAAACGAACTCTGCTTCAGGAATGCATCCTCATGTATTCCAGTG